CCCGCTGTCACTGCCCCGGAACACATCGACGACCACAGCGACGGAATACGACTCGTCGAGCCAACCGGCGCCACCCCCACCAACCATCGAGGCAACGTTCAGATGCCTGCGCACCTGGCCGATGGCCACAATGTCATCAGGCTCGTTCGGCCCCGGTTGGTCAAAGCAGACGAGCAGCGAAGCGCGGACGTTGTTTGGGTCGGGCGCGAGCCCAGCGGTGCACTGGTCGAAAAGCCACTGCCGGACCGCTGGCGCTGTGCTGGAAGGGATGCTCATGCGATACCCGGCCCCCTGTAGTAGGCCTGCCACAGCTCAAGGACGCGCGAGGGAATCGCGAAGCCCGTGTGGACAATGGCTTCGCCACCGTCGTAGGCGCCAGAGTTGAATTTCGGCCGTCCGCCACCCTGTTGCGTCATCTGCCACAGATGCCGGATCAGCTCAAGCACGCCCAGGCGCACGGTCCAAGGCACCGCACCAGCGCGCCCCGCCGTGTACACGACCTTGATGTTCTTCGCGCCGAAAGCGAACGTTGCAGCCTCGCCCCCGAACGTGCGGCGCGTGATCTGCCCCGTGTTGTAGTCCACGGTGAAACCGAATGCGTTCACCTGCCCGCTTAGCGGCTGTTCAGTCAGCGGAAAGGCGGAAAGCCCGTAGTACTCCGTGATGCTCAGCACGCTCGAAACCGGTGTGAACGCAGGAACGATGGACTGGCGCCCGCCGTCGAAATACTCCGTGTGGGATTCCGGGATGAACGGCCCGCAATGGTTCCGAGCTATCTCAGCGGCAGCGAGGATGAAGCCTTGTAGCTCGTCATCCTGGCGCGTGTCGTTGGGCGGGATGTTCAGATGGGCCTTGACGCTGGGCAGGTCGACGAGCTGTTCGACGCCGAGGGGGCGCACCTGAAACTGAGTCTCTGACGACCAGGCAACGCCCGTGCCGGTAGCAGTCCAGCGGGCAAGCCATACCCCGGGCAGTCCTACGGACGGCACGACGGCCGTGTACGCCCCGCTGACGGGCCCTGAGGGGGTGGGATGGGTAATCCCCCCGGACGGGTCCGTGACGGTCACAGAGACGCTCACAGCGCCCTGCACGGGGTTGCCGCTGTCATCGAGCGGGTTAGCTGTTAGCGCTACATCCTGACCCGTGAAGTAGATCAGCGGCATGTCAACCCCTACTCAGTTGGAGCGGGCGCCTTCGCTGCCCTCTTCGGCTTGCTCGCCAGCGCATCGGCCGTCGCTGCCTTGGCTTCGTCGTACAGGGCGCGCACTGTGTCGCTGAGACCCTCCGGGACGACCTTGTCTAGCTCACCAGCGACCCAAGCGAGCTGTTCGCGCACGACGGCTTCCCGCACCTTGTCAGCGGTCCGCAGGCACCCTTCAAGCTCGTCGACCAGGCCACGTGCGTAATTGATGGGATTCATGAATTCCTCTCGGCCAAACGGCGGGGGCCACCACATACGGATATCCGTAGGTGCCAACCCCCACCGTTGCGGGGTCACGGGACTAGAACGTCGGGGTGACCAGGGCGGTACCGTCGACAACAGAAATCGACTTCGGGTACCGGGCAGGCTGGAACGACATGTAGTTGTACAGCCGCACGAACACGCTGAGCTGGTTGGCGTACGTCTGCGGGAAGGCTTCCGCCTTGACGTTGCCCTCCCAAGCCATCAGGTCGGCCATGCGGGCAACAATGATGCGGTCCTGGTTAGTGCCAGCGCCAACGTTGGTCGGGATCAGCGCGTCAACGTAAACCGGCAGACCCTGAATCGTACCGACGTAGCCCTGAGAGTTGACGCCCTCCTGGTTGGCCAGCGCGTTCATCGGCGCGTTCGCGGACGGAGTCACCAGCGGGCGGCCCGTGGTGTCAGACGCAGCGAGGAACGCAGCCCAGCGGCGAGGGTGCATGACGATCGTGTCCGGCGGTAGGAACCGGTTGGTGTGCACCTGCTGAATGGCGTTGGCAATCGCGGCGTAAGTTCCCGCCGTGGTCGCAGCGCTCGTCGCAATCGCATTGGTGCCCGACAGAGTGAAAATGCCGGTCGGGTTACCACCGGAACCAGAGCCGCTCAGAATCAGGGTGTTGTACTGAGTGGCGTACGCCGCAGCGAGGTCAGCAAGGATGACGTCATCCACGTTCAGCGGCGACTGCTCTAGGAGCTGAAGCGAAACGGTCTGGCCACCGGCGATGGTCGTCACGGTGGACGAAATCGACGTGGTGGTCAGGTCGGTCTGCTGAACGCCCGTGTTCTGAGTCGCCTGCACAGCAACGGCCGTACCGGTGCTGACCTTCGGCACGTTGATCGAGTCGGTACCCGCAGGAAGCGCGCTGGTCGGGACCAGGTTGCCGGTAATGCGACCCGCGCGAGCCAGGCGGACGAACTCCTTCTCCAGCCACAGGGGCGGAACGAACTCGCCACCGGCGCCGTTGACCGTGGTCAGCGCACGCTGCTCGGCCGCGCGACCCTTGTTGTTGCGCTGTAGTCGGTCCATGGCGGAAGCGTCGCCGTTCTGGCGCGCATTCCACATGTCGCGGAAGTACGACTGGCCGTTCAGACCGGAACGGTAGATCTCAGGCTCGGACTTGACGCCGTCGCCAACCTTCGGCGCATAGCGCTTAGCCATGTCCGCCGCAGCGTCATCGGCGCGAACCTGCTCGTCAAGCTCCTTGATGCGGTCGTCCAGCGCCCGAATCTCAGTCTCGCCAGCATCGAAAGCGGAGCGCTGCTCGTCGGTAAGGTCCGCAGCCTCAGCGGAGCGAGCCTCGCCCAGTAGGGCATCTAGCTTCGTACGCTCGGCGCTGCGCTTGGCAACCAGGTCAGAAATAAGGGAACGCTTGTCCATTAGGGACCTTTCCTAGGTTCGATTCTTTGGGAATCGCCCACCACTTGCGTTAGGTGGTGGCCCAGGTGGTGCCCCTTGTTGCGTGGGGTCCGGCGTAGGCTCCGGCGTAAACCGGGCGGGCAGCGAAAGGCACGTGCGGATATCCGTATGTGCTCAGTCGCGAGAGTTAGAGATTCAGGGCACGCAAGCGCGCTTCGTACAGCGAGAGATCCGCAGGGGCAATCACAGGCTCAGGCGGGGCAGGGGAGTCACTCACGGACCGCAGGAGCGCTTCCAACTGGTCACGTGTGATCGTGCCGTCAGTCAGCGCGCTACGCAGCGAGGTAAGCCCCTGAGTGTGCGGGTTGGCGCCATAGTTCACGATGCTGACGTCACCCTTGTTGAGGTTCACCTCAGTGATATCGCGCTGCGTCCAATCCGGCGACCACTCCTGACGAGTCACGCGGAAAGCGAAGCTCATCTCGTCAAGGTCGCCCCGCTCCATCGCTGAGCGAATGTCGCGCACCTGCCCGTTGCCGGGGTCTAGGTCAGCCTCAACATGCAGGCCCGTAGAGTCTTCCGATAGTCGCATGGTCCCGGACTTTGTCCGCGCCAGCGTCATACCGTCATGGTTCAACTTGAACGGGACGTCAGCGCCTTCGGCCAACGTCTTACTGAACGCACCGCGCCGGACGACCTCTGTGTAGTCGCCTAGGAAGTCCTGCATCTCATACGGGGTTTCCGTGACGCTGGCATAGCCAGTGAAACGAAGCGTGCCGTTAGGTGCCTCGCGCAGCTCCATACCCTCGAAAGGGCGCCTGCGGTCCTCGCGGACATTGCGCCGTGAGTCACGGCTTGAAAAGTCGGTCATTAGAGGACTGCTCCCAACGCGTCAGCTTTCTGCGCACTCGGTGAAGCGCCGTTGTCCTTAGTGAGGCTCGGCGTGGATGAATTCAGCGGGGCCGCGATATCGTCGCCACCGTCCACGGGCCCGTAATTCTCAAGGGCGCGGATTTCGTTAGTGGTGAGGATTCCGGCCGAACGGGCAGCGGAGTACACCGCATACCGGCCCGCTGTATCAGTGCGTAGCAGCGCGTCAGCATTGAAACGGGCGCTCTGTGGGCGGGGAAGCATGGTCGACCAGGCGTCTTCAAAACGGCCCAGCCATGCAGACAGCGAGTAGGCGAGAAAGCCTAGGCCCATCTGTTCAATGCCCGTGCCCCACGACGTGGTTTTGTCGACCTGCCCAAGCATGTGCGGCGGGATGCCGAACAACATGGCAATGTCTAGGTTCTGCGCCGCGCGGGTGCCGAGGAACTGCGCATCTTCCGGCGTGACGCTGATTGGCTTCCACTTGGCTCCGCCAGTCAGCACACCCACCGTGTGGGAATTCTTCAACCCGCTATGCGAGGCAGAGAAATTCTCCTTAATGGTGCGCGCGCGATCCTTGTCTAGGTCCGCCTCAATCTCGACGACACCCGTCATGTGGGCGCCTTCGCCGAAGAACCGTGCGCCGAACTCTTCAGCGGCAAGGCCCAGGCCGATGGCCTGCCGTGCGTAGCTGATGACGCTTAGGCCCGTGGGGGACTCGGGGAAACCCATTCCCATGATGTGGACAATGTCGCCAGCGTCGGGCACGGGCTTACGGTCAATCGCGTACTTCCGGCGCCCGCTCCCGTCAAACTCACAGTCGACACGATCGGGGTGAACAACCATCAGCCGTGTGGGGCGCCCGTAGCTGTCCTTTGATAGCACCAGGCAGTAGGCGTTGCCCCGCAGCAGCAGCGAAACCATCATCTGCACGAAGCCCTGGCGCCGCGTAGGCAGACCGGGCGTAGCCCCTCCGCCAAACGGGTCAGCAACGATCGCAGGCGGGGGCTCAACAGTCTTGCGCAGTTCGCCGTCAGCCTTGACGGAATCGAAGGGCAGGCCGCTGACAGCATCGGACAACAGGCGGACACAGGCAGACACAGCGAGTAGCTGCATGGCCGTTTCATCGTTGACGGCAACGCCAGCGGATGTGTACGCGGCGAGACTGCCATTACTGGGGATAGACCAGGGATCACCGGCGCCAGAAGGGGCGTAAAAGCGGGTCTCTCGAATGGCCCTACCGGCCCTGCGAGCAAGGCTCACTTGTCCACCACCACAGCGCTAATGACGATAAGCCCGACGCCAGCCAGCGCCAGACCCAGAATCGTGTTGAATGCCCAACCAGCGCCGACCAGGCAACCAATGCCAGTGACGTCAGCAATTTCGCCTATCAGGCGCCGCCTGAACTTCATATGTCCGTCCTTATAGATCCGCCCAACTAAAGAACTGGGGTTCGGGGATAACTTCCGCCTCTTGGCAGGCTCGCTCCAGCGCCATGACAGCGGAAACGGCAAGGTCGATTTTCCGGGGCGAACCCTTAGCGTCCTTGCTCAGGCGCGAGCCGCGCGAATCCGTGCGAAGAATGCAGTTCGAGAGATGGCGCGCTAGGCGAGGGTCGCCGCTATGGGTCAGCGTCTTATTCATGACGGCTTCGTAATAGCGCTGAGTCGCCGGAACCATGCGGGCGGGGGACTGTGGGAACTCCACGATCGGGAGTCCCTCAGATTCGAGGATTTGATACGTGCGTGCCCAGCGGAACGGGTCACAGACGATTTCGCGAACCTGCCAGCGGCGGCAAGCCTTACGAATCTCGTCTTCCACATCAAAGATGGGGACTGACCAGTCTTGCCCGGCGTCCGTAGGTTTCTCCCACGCTGCCACGACGTCAATGTGGGGCTTGTCATCCTCGCCCTGCGGGCAGGTAACCACCACAAGCGCCGTTGAGTCGTTGTTGAACGAGCCATCAAAGCCTAGGACCACCTCGGTACCCGGCTCGATGCTCTCAGCGTCGCCAGCGCACTCGTCCCAAGCGCCAGCGGGTAGCCAGGCCTGCGCCGTCGATACCCATTGGTTCATCCGCTTAGTGCGGTACTCCGCTTCCGGGGTACGCAGTACGGAGGAGTGGAAGTCTTCTTCGCTGACAATGTCGTTGAAGCCCGGGTTAGCAGCAGCCCATACAGCGGGGTCCTTGTGGTCGGCACCTTCCGGCGCTCCCCACCACTCAAAGTAGAAAGCGGGGTCGTTGATCTCGCCCCGAATGATTTTCTCGCCGTATTGGTACATGCCGTAACACAGGCTGTCGCCACCAGAACTATCCGACTTCACGCCAGCGGTAGTGATGCCCACCATCATGGGTTCAACACGGGCGCCAGAGGCAAGGCTCATGACGTCCCATAGCTCACGGGTGGGTTGTGCGTGGACTTCGTCCGCGATCGTCAGATGCGGGTTAAGTCCCTCTTTCGTAAACGCCTCAGCGGACAGCACGCGATACACAGACCCGGTTGCCGGTAGCTCCACAGCGACCCGATACACGCGGAAGCTGTTCGCCATCTCTGGCGCCATCTCAATCATCTTTTTG